GACATTATGACTATTTTAGTAGTTAAAACTTTAAGCCAATGTTAATGTAACATGCATCCATTTTGGGATAAGCAACCCGTACCACGAGAAGGGGTCGGTTCAGGTGAAATCGAAGACACACGTGAAACTTCAAAGAAGACTACGAAACTTCCAGAAGGTTTTGTGTGGTCATCGTGCAGTCTCAAAGAAGCTTGTACCTTCCTAAATGCGTACTACGTTGGAAATGACACGTTCCGTATGGGATACACTGTCGATAACCTGAAGTGGTCAGTAAATGATAGTGTGGCTATTCGCCAATGTGATACAAACGAACTCGTAGGATATATCTCGAGTGCACCAATGACTATGCGCGTCGAAACGGAATCTGTGAACATGGTACAGATTTCCTATCTATGTGTTCATAAGGGGTATAGGAATATGAATTTTGCTCCGATACTCATCACTGAAATTAAGCGTCGCGCCAATAGGAAGGGGGTATGGCAAGCGATTTATACTGCACAGGCTAAGATTCCTACACCTATAACCAAGGCACACTATTGGCATCGTTTTCTAAATGTTAAGCGTTTAGTGAAGACTGGATTTCACCAAACAAATCGACTTCGTGAAAGTTACTATGAAGTGCGGGGTCCATGCAAATGTCTGTGGAGAAAGATGACCCCAGAAGATGTACCAAAGGTGACTCGACTTCTTCAGGAACATATGTCTAAGTTCAAAGTCGCACCTATCATAGATGAGACCTATGTGAAGACATGGCTTCTTCCAATTCATTCGTACGTAAACGATACGACAGATGACTTCATTTCATTCTATGATGTACTGTATGACCGTATTGATGGTACCGATAGCGTTAGACAGGTGTACAAATTTCATATCGTGGGTGATGTCTACAACGATGCCTTCCTCCTCGCGAAGAATTTGGGATATGACGTCTTCAATACCCTTGATGTTGGGGTTGATACAGACTCTTTAGAAAAGTTGAAATTTCTTAAAGGGACTGGATTCGTGTATTACTATTTGTGGAACTGGAACCTTAGTGAGCGCGTCGAGCCTAAAGAAATCAATCATATCATCCCATAATGAAGACAGGTGGTACAGGAGGTGCGAACACCAATGCGAGTGGAAAACCCTTTGAGGAGTGTTTTCGACCCACTGGAACACGTGACATCGGTGGTACGCGATTCACATATGTTCATCAAGACCAATTTGTCGAGTTTATGAAAGACCTCAAAGACCCACAATGGGAACATAAGAAGAAACCTGACGGCGCTCTCATAAGTGATGACAAGAAGACACTCTTTATCATCGAGTGTAAGCACCAGATTGTCACAGGTTCTGTCGACGAAAAGCTTCGCGCGGGGCCATGCCTACTTGAGGAGTACAAGCAGTTGTACCCCAGCGTGGAGAATGTACATCTCATGTTCATCGTGAACCACTGGTGGTTCAAACAGAAGAAGTATCAAATTCCTATTGCGTTTAACGAAAAATTTGGGATTCCAGTATTTTTCGCGAAACAGGTTGGAGCCAAATGGAGGATTCATATCCAGAAAAATAATGACAAATGGACGATTTACCCAGCTTTCTACAGTGTCGATGAAGACGTTATTTTTGAGTGGATGACGAAACAAGTACTTCAGTCGTCGTAGAGTCAGGTTTCTTTGAATGTATCGCACGCCTTGCTTGTAGCTCCTTAATGTTGTAATCAGAAAATACCTCAGTCACCAAATCAACCTTTGCGTTGCTCATGACAAAGTCTGCCCCTGAATTCTTAGTTAATTCAAATAAATCCTCATGGTCTTTCAATCCGAAGCCATCTTTTGTGTATCCCACGAAAGATGTTTTCGTCTCTGGTGCATAAGGTGGGTCGAGGTACACAAAGTCACCCTTACCCACATTCTTGAATGCCTCCCTGAAGTCACATTGCCTAAACTCCACATTCCTGATGAGTTCACTCACACCCATAAGTTCGTCGAGTGTCACGAGTGTGGGTGTCGTCTTGTAGTGACCGTAAGGTACGTTGAATCCGTTTGGACCCTCCCTATACACACCTCTGAAACACGTCTTGTTCAAAAACATAAACATCGCTGACCGCTCGGGGGTCTCCTCCTTCTTGGTGTTAAACTTCTGACGAGTCCAGTAATAGTAATTTTCTTTGGACTGTTTCGCCTCAGACAGGGTCTTCGGTGAGCGATTGACATCAGAGCCTTTACATGCATCATATTCTGTGAAGAGCTTCTTGAGGTGTTTATGTACAACCTCTGGGCTTGTTTGGATATTCTTATACAATTCGATGAGAGACCCATTGAGGTCGTATGCACATACTTTACCTGTGGCAAGACCTTGGGAGAGGATGCTCAAGAGAACACTTCCACCACCGACGAACACTTCATGATAATCCCTAATTTTTGTAGGAAATGAACCTAAGACATCACTCAAAATCTGTGATTTACCACCAACCCATTTGATAAAAGGTTTCATGTTTTGATTTCACATTAAAGTTTTAACCTCATCATCAAATATGGAAGAGATTCGAAAGAACCACAACGACGCCAAGAGAGAGTTGATACAATCCGTGACACAGAAGGGGTATCATATTCTCGACGTTGGGTGTGGTTTCGGAGGTGACCTTCAAAAATGGCACAAGTGTGGAGCGAACATAAACATGTGTGACCCAGTCCCCGAGGCACTTGAGGAGGCGCGGTCTCGAGCCAAAAACATGCACATGCGTGTCAACTTCTATGAGGGTGACATTCACAAGTGTCCAAACAGAAAGTTTGACGTCGTGTGTTTCAACTTTTCGCTTCACTACATCTTTGCCTCCAAGGAACTTTTCTTCAGTTCGATACGTGAAATCAAGAAACGTGTGAAAAATGGCGGTACCCTCATAGGTATCATACCAGATTCTGAAAAGATATTTTTCAATACACCCTATCAAGACGAGAGTGGAAACTTTTTCAAGATGCGTGACCATGGCAACGGGGGATTTGGTGAAAAGTTGTGGGTAAATCTGGTGGATACACCATACTATGCCGATGGACCCAAACCTGAACCAGTGGCATACAAAGACCATCTGGTGACTCACCTAGAAGACCTTGGTTTTAGACTACACCTTTGGGAGGGGTTAACAGGAAATCCCATCTCAGAGTTGTATAGCAAATTTATCTTTGTTTATAACAGATGATTGTTTTGGCTTTACTCATCCTCGCCAATTTGTGGCTTCTTCAGCAGACCCAGCAACCTCAGGAACTCGTGGAAGTCAAAGAAAAGTACAAAGTTCTCAGGGAACATCTAAAGGAGACCAAGAATGAAAAGTACCGCATGTTGTACCGTTGCATCCCAATCACGGGTATGAAACGGATGGAGGGTTCGGTGGGTTCGAACACGAACAAGGGTGGTGAGATTGTCGTGTGTTTGGATGGTAACACCAATGAAATCTTCCATGTCCTTATCCATGAACTGGCACATTGCACAGTTAAGGAGTACTCACACTCTCAACAATTTTGGGACAACTACATCGAACTTCGTAACATCTGTGTAGAGTTGGGCATCTACCAACAGATACCAGATAAGACCAAGTTCTGTGGTCAGCACATTCAGGATAAATAATCTCTGTCTACTTTAAATGAAAACACCCCTGAGTTTTTTGTTGATGGCTATCGCCTACTGGATAGCCATCTACGGTGTAACACTCGTTCCCCAGCAGGTGGATAACTACTATGTCAACCTGATTTGGTTAACCCTCGTCATTCCCAACGTTCTCCGTCTGGTAGTTGGAAGCATCCCACGCCTGGCGGTTGACCGTCTCTTTTTCCTGTCTACGACCCTGATTGCCTTGCTGCTAACCTTCGCCATCAACACGGTTTCGAAGGAGACGAAGGAGGGTATCAAGAGTTCTACTGCTGACAAAAGTAAGAAACTGAAGACGAGTTTCTTACTCATGGGGACATTCGCAGCTGGTGCGTTGATTACGTATTATGCGGGTATCGATACCTCAATCTATAGCAA